ACTGGTCCTGCAGGAACTAACGGAACTAACGGAGCTACAGGTACAGCAGGAACTAACGGTGCCACTGGTCCTGCAGGAACTAACGGAACTAACGGAACTAACGGAGCTACAGGTACAGCAGGAACTAACGGTGCCACTGGTCCTGCAGGAACTAACGGTGCTACTGGTCCTGCAGGAACACAATCTACAGCATATAACTCAGCATTTACTGCACAATTTGGTACACTTACTGGTGCTACAGGCGCGACTGGTGCTGTATACATACTAGGTTCATTAGGAGTTGGAACTGCGACAGTAGGAGCTACAGGATCTATCACTGCAACTGGTAATATTACTGGTCCTGCTTTAGTTACTGGTGCAACAGGTGCCACAGGCTTTGTTGGTGCTACCGGTTCTATGTCTTCACAAGCTGGTTACTTCAGTAGCATATATCTTAACGGTGTTGCATTATCTGCATCAGGTGGTGGTGCTACGATCACTAATGATAATGCGTCAGCTGGTCCATACTATCCAGTTATGTCATCTGCGACATCTGGTACTTTCTCTACTGCATACACTGCAAGCGCTGGATTATACTTTAACCCATCTACTGGTACTATCAACGCTACGATATTCAACTCTCTATCAGATAAGCGTAAGAAAAAGAACATCAAGAAGATCAAGAACGCTGCTGATACTATAACACAGTTAAACGGTGTTGAGTTCCAATGGAAAAACAACGGCATGAAGTCTTACGGTGTTATTGCTCAAGAGCTTGAAGAAGTGATACCAGACCTCGTAACGACAGACGATGCTGGTAATAAGTCAGTTAACTACAACGGCTTGTTTGGTTTCCTAATCAACGCTATCAAAGAACAACAAAAACAAATAGATGAGCTATCTAAAAAGATAGATAAATAATTTTACATTAAACACAATCTATATTATAATCATATAATACCCTGAGGAGTAACTATGTCACAAGTGAAGTTCCACACCGTTGACCAACCAGATTCAGATACAACTACCTTTGTACTATCCTGTAACAGACTAGATGTCTTAGCCAAGACACTTCAATCATTCTTTGATACCCAAGACTATGTCACCAAGATGGTGATCGTAGATGACTCCGCTGAGGAAGGTGTATTTGAGAAGTTAGTTGAAGAGTATGGAGATATATGTGACGTCATATGCTTCCCAAGAAACAGATCACAATGGTGGGCGATGGATTTTATGTGCTCATATTGTGATTCAGATTACATCTTTTACCTTGAAGACGACTGGGAACTTACACAACCAGGTTACCTGAATAAATCTAAAGCAATCCTACAAAAGTATCGAGAAGTCGGTGTTGTTGACATCTCATGGAGAACATTCGAGTTCCAAGGTATAGACTCCTATCAAAAAGGTCTTGTAGACGGTGAGTTCTTTTGGAAGAAACCATGGAAGATAACTGACCATCACTTAGCATGGCATGCATGGTGCGGCTCTCCTAACTTAAGACGCAGAGATGACCTTATCATGTTAGGTCGAGTAGAGAAGTGGCATAATGAATGGAACATCGATCGTAAGTTTACTGCATTAGGATTCAAAGGTGTTTATCTTAATGGCGAGTATGCTCGACACCTTGGTGACCATTGCTCTAAGATGGCTGGACAAAGACCAGACGATTCTAAAGTTCCATATGACTTCTATCCTAAGGAACTACTAAAGAATCGCACTGCTCCTTATATTGATTTCAGAGCCATGGACTATACGTATGAGTATCCTGGTGATGTAACACTAGTTACCATGGCAGTTGATATATCACGTGGAGATCGATCATTCGAAGAACACTATATCAAAGGTCTAGATCATCTATTATCTGTACGTAACCCATTAGTAGTCTATGCAGATCCTAAGTATCATGACTATATACGTTTAAGACGCAAACAACTAAGCATTGCTACATCAAACAATCGTATTGAGTGTAGAGTATTAACACTACAAGATATCCAGAACAACACGCCGTTCCAAGAGATACAAACCATCATCAACAGCGATGCGTTCATTAATCAATCTGATTGGATCAAAGACTCTGCACTAAGAAACCCATACTACATACCACTAACACTCATTAAGAACAAGTTACTACAAGACGTGGCAGAACAAAACCCGCTAGGATCTAAACGATTCTATTGGATAGATTCAGGTATGTCAAACAGCTTTGGTATTACAGAACCTATCGGTACATATAACTTCTTGTTCCTACCTAAAGATAAGTTCTTCTTAACATCATACCCGTACCAAACAAACTCTGAGATCCATGGTTGTAATATCAATGTCATGACAAATATAGTAGGAACTAAACCAAGTTATGTATGTCGTGCAACATTATTTGGTGGGTCAAAGGATCAGGTTACAGAGTTTAATAAGTACTACTATGACACAATAAGACAGCTACTAGATCAAGGTACTATCGGAACAGAAGAAGCCGTATATACGATGGTAGAGATGATGAAGCCAGAATTAGTAAGTAGGTTTGCTATGCCTAATGGTGATATCAAAAACTACTTGAATACTATCAGGAATAGATAATGGCGCATGATATAAACGTTTCACGTAAGGCTGATGTCTTACTAAGGAACACACTTGAGATGCAAGACTTCTCAAGGATAGTTCATATATGTCATTATGTGCTTGAGACGCAACACCTTGAAGGTGATATAGTTGAGTTTGGCTGCTACTGCGGTCACACCTCAAAGTTGATATCATACATCTCAGATAAATGGCTATATGTATATGATAGCTTTGAAGGATTACCAGAATCGGAAGAGAACTTACCGGGTGAGATGAAGACATCGCTCGATCTACTATGTGAGAACTTTACCTATGATGGTATAAGAATACCATATATACGTAAGGGTTGGTTCAGTGATATCAAGCCAGAACAAGTACCAGAAAAGATTTCCTTTGCACACCTTGACGGGGATTTATATATAAGTATAATGGATCCACTTAAGTTGATATACGATCGTGTGGTTCCTGGTGGTGTCATATTAGTAGATGATTATGGTGATGAATATTGGCCTGGTGTAAAGAAAGCAGTAGACGAGTTCTTTGCAGACAAGCCAGAAAAAGTTGTAGAGTTAAAAGGTTTAAATGGTGCTTTATCACATAAAGCGTTGATAACAAAATTATTTGAACACTATAAGGAATAGATGAAACCAACTTACCTTTATATAAAAGAACATAGTATTACTGGGATGAGATATCTTGGTAAGACTACTAAATCTGATCCATATAAGTATCAAGGATCTGGTAAACACTGGGTTAGACATATCAATAAACATGGTTTATATCATGTTAAGACGATTTGGGTTTCTGAACCATTTACAGATAAAAGTAAATTGGTTGAGTTTGCAACACTAATATCTGAAGAGATGGACATAGTTAACTCTGACAAATGGGCTAATCTTAAGATAGAGAATGGATTAGATGGTGCTATACCTGGTATTACACCATGGAATAAAGGTATTCCAAGAACAGATGAAGAAAAACAAAGAATGAGTCAAGCAAGAAAAGGATTTGCTGCATGGAATAAAGGTGTACCATGTAAAGAAGAAACTAAATCAAAATTAAAAGATAGAAAAAGAACAGAAGAAACTAAATCAAAAATAAAATCAGCACGAAGTAAACAAGTAATAATGCATTCAGAAGAAACCAAGAAAAAGATTAGTGATTCTCATAAAGGCAAGATAGTGACAGAAGAAGCAAAAATTGCCATGAGAAAACCTAAAACAAAAATAGTATGTCCCCACTGTAACATGTTAGGCGGTTCAAATAACATGTATAGATGGCATTTCAATAATTGTAAATTAAAAGGTGATAACAATGAGTAATAAATTTAGATTCCATGCACTAGGCCTCCCTCATACAGTAACTTCTCCAGAATATGTGGCCTGTGCATATACAATGAAAGTTCTAAAGTTCTGTAAGATGATGACCGAACGCGGTCATGAAGTGATTCATTATGGTCATGAAGATTCAATTGTTGAAGCCACTGAACACGTTACAGTTACTACTAATAAAGATCTAGAGATAGCATATGGTTCTTATGATTGGCGTAAGAACTTCTTCAAGTTTGCCACAAACGACCATGCTTATCAGACATTTTACAAAAACGCGATTCGAGAAGTAGGACTTAGAAAACAAAAACACGATTTTATTTTACCATTCTGGGGATCAGGTACTCGTCCAGTGTGTGATGCACATCCAGACTTAATTTGCGTAGAACCCGGTATCGGATACGCTGGTGGACACTGGGCAAGGTTTAAGATCTTTGAATCATATGCTATCATGCATGCATACTATGGTCTTGAGGCTGTCGGTACATGTAAAAACAACTTCTATGACACAGTAATACCAAATTATTTCAACCCAGATGACTTTACTTTTGCACCTGAAACTAAGGAAGACTACTGCTTATTCTTAGGTCGAGTGTATGAAGGTAAAGGTATCCATATAGCTATCCAGGCTACAGAGAAAGCTGGCATGAAACTTAAGGTTGCAGGTCAGAATAACCTACAAGCATGTGGTTATAAAGAGATCCCATCTCATGTAGAGTTCATCGGTTATGCAGACGTAGAGAAACGCAGAGAGCTTATGTCAAAAGCTAAAGTCTCTATGGTCGCTTCTATGTACGTTGAGCCATTTGGTGGAGTACAGATCGAGAACTTATTCTCTGGTACACCAACCATCACCACTGACTGGGGTTCATTCACAGAAAACAATATCCATGGTGTTACAGGTTACAGATGCCGTACGTTTGAAGAGTTCGTATGGGCTCTCAAGAACATCGATCGTATCAAACCTCAAGACTGTAGAGATTGGGCTATCAATAACTTCTCATTAGATCATGTGGCTAAGATGTATGAGGAATACTTCCAAGCCGTGCTTAATATCCATACTGGTAAAGGCTGGTACGAAGAGA